GAAAAAGTTAAGTCAGCAATATATCAAGAAAGAACTGGCGAAATAAAGTGGCAGTGCTCACAAAAACATGAATCAAAGGCGTCAATGTAATGTCAGAGCGTGGAGAAATAAAACGAGATAATGCTAAGGCACAAAAAAATTCTGGTAGAGGTCAATACCAGAAGGGTGATGCAAAATGGAAAAGTTTTGTTGTTGACTATAAAGAGGCTGGCACATCGTTTACTTTGAATAAAGATAATTGGGCAAAAATTTGTACCGATACTTTTAAGGTTAGTAGAAGCATGCATCCAGCGTTAAAGATTATTATCGGGTCTGAGTCTAAAGTAAGGTTAGGAATTATAGAATGGGCAATACTAGAAGAATTAATAGAGTTCTGGGAGGAAAATCATGATTAATTTTATGTATGGTGTTTTGTTAGGATGGGTTGCTGGATACGGCGTAGGCTTGTGGGCAGCTTGGTATTCATTTAAAGAGGTGAAAAAATATGTCAACAGATAATGTACTAGAAACTATTAGTGAAATTACAGAGTTTAATGATATTAAAGAGTTTATGAATGATCCAGAACTAGATTCTGCATTAGAAGCAATTATTAAAATAATTGCCAAGCCAGACATTCCACCTGCTGCTGCATCAATTTTAATTATTAAATTGCAGGCCATATCATCAAAGCTTGCTATTTTAGCAAGATACTATACCACTCTAGAAAAGGGCGAGGCTGCTAGTAAGAAGAAGAATGTCTACTATACGGTAAGCGACTCTTTGGATAAGCTTGTTGCAGCACTTAAGTATGGTGCAAAATGATGGCTAGAAACCTAGTAAGTAATTTAAAGTTTAAAAAGTATACTGGCGCATTTGATCCAGAGACCATGTCAAAGATGTTAGACGAGGCATACTTGGGCGGTAAAAATAATAAAAAGTTTATGAAGAAAACAACATTTTCTCCAAGTACAGTTGGATATGGACATGGAACATGCCCTAGATATTGGTACATAGCGTTTGAAGGAGCAGAATTTACAGATAGTTTTGATGCCATATCTATTGCAAATATGTCTACTGGGGTTGCTGCACACGAAAGACTTCAAGAAATGTTTAAGAAAACTGGAACTGTAAAAGCAATCGAGCAGGAGATTATAAAAAATCATCCACCAATAAAGGGATATGCAGACGTTGTTTTAGACTGGGAAACAAAGACTGTAGTAGGAGAAATTAAGACAACTAAAGATGAGGCGTATCTATTTAGACAAAACTCTATGGAACCTTCAAGAAATCACCTTTTACAAATTCTTATTTATATGGACGTAATGGAAACAGACGAGGGATTTGTGTTATATGAAAATAAAAATAACCAAGAAATTTTAATAATCCCAGTAAAAATGACAGAGTCAAACAGAGAGTTTTTGGATAGCTGCTACGCATGGATGAAGGAAGTATACCTATCATGGGGACACAAAGAAATGCCAAAGAGACCATTTAGAAGAAACAATAATATTTGTAAAAACTGTCCAGTAGCGGACACATGCTTTGAAATGGAGGATGGAGAAAAATTAATCCCAGTTCTAAAGATCTAGTTTGCGGATATGATGAGTGTAATAACACATTTATCAAAGCAACCCATAATCAAAAATACTGTTCCGAAGAGTGCTGTAGGCTTGCAACAAATAAGCGTACCATGGAGAGGTATTATGAAAGAAGGGCTATAAAGCTTGGGTCGGTAAGGCATTGTAAAAAATGTAAAACCAAACTAAGTAGATATAACTATGAGGATATGTGCTCTGTGTGTATTGATGCTGCAGTTTATGAAGAAAGAAAAAGTATATTGGATATGATAAATGGGAATAGCAAGTCTAGTTAAGCCAAGGGCTCGCCGTGTAATTGGTATAGATGCATCCACCTCATCGGTGGCTTTTGGCATTATAGAAAATGGAAAATTAGTAAAGCACGGTAAAATTATGATAAACGGTAATGATATTTATGAAAGAATTTATGATGCAAGAAAAAAAGTATCAGCCATGCATAGCCACCTAATGTCAGACTATATTGCCATAGAAGGCGCAGTATTTGTTAAATCAGCAGATGTAGTTATTAAACTTTCTTATGTTTATGGGGCAATAATTTCTCAGCTAATGCAAGACGGAACAAAAGTTGTAACTGTCGCCCCAACTTCATGGCAAAGTTTTATAGGAAATAAAGTGTTTAATAAAGAGCAAAAGGCGGCTATTAGAATTGAATATCCAGGTAAATCTGACACTTGGTATAGCAATAAGATAAGGGAAATAAGAAAGCAGAGAACCATGGACTTTGTAAATACTAAATTTAATGTAAACGTAGAAGATAATGACGTCGGAGACGCTATCGGAATAGCACATTATGCATACGAGAATTTGACTGCAAGATGAAACTATACGAATCAAAAGAATGGCTTTATAGAAGATATATTGTCCAAAAGAAAAACATAAAAGAAATAGCTGAGGAGGCTGGTTGTTCACATATGACAATACAAAGGTATCTAGAGAAATTTGGGTTGATTAAAAAAAGATAATGTATACACATAAAGTTTTTCATACAGATGGTCTTGATGTCCGTAGATCAAAATTAACAGAAAGTATTAATGAATATCTATCTGGGGATTCTATAGTCCTAGACACGCCAACATTTAAAATATCTAATAGAGAAGAGTACGATAAATTTTTATTAGACAATCCACACTTTAAGCCAGACACAAATGGGTACGAGCTAGACGGACTATCTGGTTGGAAAATGGGTGAAATAGGAATATGGGCAAGCAATTGGACTGCATGGATGAAGTTTTTAAAATCAGATCAAGAATATTTAATATTGATGGAGGATGACATTGTTCATAATGAAAACTTTCTTCCTCTTATAAACTATTATATTTCTCAGTTGCCAGAGAATTGGGATGTGTTTCACGCATTCAGTCCAGCAGACCAGTTTGGTAAATATAATGATACTCATGATATTGGGGCTAGGGATATATGTAGGGCGTATCAAGATTGGTCGTGCCTATGCTATGTTATCAATAAAAGTGGGGCAAAAAAGTTATTACTAAATGCAGATATGTTTAATCTACCACTAGACTGGTATATGTTTAGACAGCAAGATAAGTTTAATGTTTATACAATAAAACCAACATCTGAATTCCCATGTACACTAATGGCATTAGAATCAACCTTCCAGTCAGATGAGGTTAGGAAACCATTGTGATACCTAAAATAATATGGCAAACATATAAAGATAAAATTGATGATTTGCCAGACTATGCAGTTGAAGCAATGGCCACATGGACAGAAAATAATCCAGGCTGGGATCATAAATACATGGATGACCAGCAAGCTAGAGACTTTATTCTTTCCGAATATGGTAGAGAGTATGTAGAAATATTTGATAATTTACCAGTGCCAGTAATGCGTGGAGATATGTGGCGGTACTTGGTAATATATAAATATGGTGGGGTGTATGCAGACCTAGATACAAGGTGTTTGGCTCCCATAGATTCATGGATTAAACAAGATCATAGAATGGTAGTATGTCCAGAAAACAACCTACACTTTTGTCAATGGTCCTTTGCAGCAGAGCCTGGTCATCCAGTAATGAAGGCGGTAGTTGACGCAATGATTAATAGGCTAAAAAATCCAGACTACTCAATAAAACATTTTGTACACATACATACTGGTCCAGGTGTTTGGACGGAGGGTATACATAATGGCCTTGGTATAGTCAAAGAAAAACATGAGTGTAATATGCAGGACAGTAATGGTGTATGCGGACACCTATCGCTTATACTTGACTCCATAGAGTATAATGGATATATAAGAACAAAAGAACTTGGATTTCATTGCTATAGCTCTGTTCAGGAAGATGAAGAGTCTTTTTATGGGTGGAGGATATTTCATAATAAAGCTATTGAGCATATTTATGGAAGTCAAAAATGGAACGATGGAAGATACACGCAGTGGATAGAAGACAAACTAGTTAAGGGGATAGAATGATTATTGGATTAAGTGGATATGCAAGGTCTGGAAAAGATACTGTTGCAGAGATACTTGTATTAAATCACGGATTTAAAAGATTAGCCTTTGCAGACAACATTAGAAAGGCTGTTATAAAGTTAAACCCAATATTAGAAAATGGAAGACGTGTATCTGACATGGTAGAAGAGTATGGTTGGGAAATTACAAAATCATATGAGGAAACCAGAAGACTCCTACAGGTATTTGGAACAGAAGTAGGAAGAGACATGTTCGGACAGAACTTTTGGGTAGAGCAAGTATTTGAGGAAATGAATCTTTATCCAATGTATGATAATTTTGTAATATCGGATGTTAGATTTCCAAACGAAGCCGACATGATTTCCTGGAAACAGGGCGAGGTTTGGAGAATAAATAGATCAAGTATATCTCCAGTAAATTCACATCCATCAGAGCTAGCATTGGACGAATATAATTTTACAAAAACTTTATCAAATGATGGCACTATAGAGAATTTATCTAGAGAGGTTTCTTTATTATTAAGGAGTAGTGATGCCAGTATATCAATATAAGTGTGACTGCGCCGAAGAGTCGGACCAGAATCCAATTTTTGAATATGAGCGTGGAATAAAAGATCCAGAACCAACCTACTTGTGTCCAGAATGTGATATGCCAATGGGAAGGGTGTATAGTGTTCCTGGTGTAAAGTTTAAAGGTTCAGGATTTTATGCAACAGATAGTAGGATAAACCCAAAATGACAGAATTAGAAAAACCATTTGAGCAAATGAACACTGTTGTTGAAATGACCCTTAAGGGATACAATCCAACAGAAATTGCAAAAGAGCTTGATATAAAAAGGGCTGATGTTCTTCGAATAATTGATGAGTGGAAGTCATATGCACAAAATGATAAAAGTATTCAAGAACGTGCCAGAGAAGCACTTGTTGCCTCTGATCAACACTATAGCATGCTAATAAATCGTGCATGGGAAACAGTAGAGCAATCAGATGTGGCTGCAGACTTAAAGGCAAAAGTATCTGCACTTAAACTTGTGTCTGATATACAGTCTAAACAAATGGAAATGCTACAGAAAGCTGGTTTGTTAGACAATGCAGAAGTGGGTGCTAGAATTGCTGAAGCAGAGGAAAAGCAAGAAATTCTTATGGGTATATTAAGAGATGTAACATCTGAATGTAGTCACTGCCGTAGAGAGGTAGCACAAAGACTTTCTAGAATATCTGGGGCCGTAGAGCCTATACATATTGTGCAAGTAGACAATGGCTGATTTTAGCGATTTTTTAAGTGCATTAGATAAGGACGAGTTTGAAGAAACTCCTGCCGACTTACACGAGTTTGTAACTTCAACAAAGTATCTTGGTTTACCACCACTTTCTGAAAACCAATACATAATGCTTAAAGCAATGACTCAGATATAGTTTAAAGGATCCTGCAGTATATTATGGTAAACCACCAGGAGATTCAATTGATATTTTAAACGTTGCTATTAACGCAGTTCAGGCCAATAACGTTTTCTTTAAAGGGTTTAGAGCCAGATTAGATAAGTCCCCTTGGTTTGTTGGAAAGTATAATGCTAAAGCTGGGTCAGTAGAATTTGATAAAAGCATTACTGTACACTCTGGACACTCAGAAAGAGAAGCCTGGGAGGGATACAACGTAATGGTAGTTGTCCTTGATGAGATATCTGGATTTGCTCTAGAGTCAACAACTGGTCACGATCAGGCTAAGACTGCCCAATCTATTTATGATATGTACAGAGCATCAGTATCCTCACGTTTCCCAGACTTTGGAAAGTTAATACTTCTTTCAAGCCAGGAAATACATTTACTGTTCAGTGGGAAGAGGATGAAATAATTGCATACAAGATACCCAATGTTTATGCCCTAAAAAGACCCACATGGGAAATCAATCCAACTAGAAAAATTGAAGATTTTAAAATTGAGTTTTATCGTAATGCCGAAGACGCACTATCTAGATTTGCTTGCATGCCACCAGAGGCAGTAGATGCTTTCTTCAAGTCTAGAGAAAAAATAGAGTCAGCTTTCAATAATCCAAATTTAGCAGTTGATTTGTCTGGCAGGTTTGCAGATTGGTTTAAGCCACAAGATGATAGGGAGTATTTTATACACATCGACTTGGCTCAAAAGCATGACCATTGTGCAGTTGCTATGGCACATGTAGATAAATGGGTAAACTTAAAGGTTGGAAATGAGTATGCACAATCTGCACCAATGATAACGGTAGATGCTGTAAGATATTGGACACCTACTGCATCTAAAAGCGTAGACTTTAGCGAAGTAAAAGATTACATTCTTTCATTAAAGCAACGTGGATTTAACATAAAGCTAGCGACATTTGATAGATGGAACTCACATGAAATGATGCAACAATTAAAAGCGTACGGAATGAATACCGAATTGCTTTCGGTTGCTAAAAAGCACTATGAAGATTTTGCCTTAATTATTGCTGAGGAGCGGGTTAAAGGACCAGTGCTTCCATTACTTATAGATGAGTTACTTCAGTTAAGAATTATAAGAGATAGAGTTGATCACCCTAGAAAAGGATCCAAAGATCTTGCGGATGCAGTTTGCGGGGCTATATATAATTCCATATATCACTCTAGGCGTAAAGAAAATAAAGAAATTGAAGTTCATACCTTTAAAGAAATGCAAAGGGACAACTACTTAGAAGAAGAACAAAAACAGGTCAAAAACTTAATTCATCCACCAAGACAAATGCCACAAGAATTATCGGATGCATTAAATAATATGGG